CTCCGTGGCAGCAAACGGGACCGTGACGACCATCGGCGATGTCGGTTCGGGAGGACGATGCGCGTTCGATTACAGCTTCGACCGGCTCGGGATCAATTCCGGCAAGAGCCTATTTTATTACGACGCCGCCAACGGCTTGAGGCAAGTCACCGATCCCGATCTCGGCAGCGTCATCGACATGCTGTGGATCGACGGCTATTTTATGACCACGGACGGCACCCACATCGTGACCACCGAGCTCAGCGATCCGATGAGCATTCTCCCGCTCAAGTACGGGTCAGCCGAAGAAGATCCCGACGCCGTAACGGGGTTAATCAAGTACCGCGACACGGCCTATGTGCTGGGCCGTTATACGGTCCAGATTTTCGAGAATGTCGGCGGCAGCGGCTTTCCCTTCGCTCCGGTGAAGTCGCAGACCACGGTTCCCCACGGCTGTGTTTCTCCGACCGCCAAGTGTCTTTTGGGAGATGACGGGTTCGCGTTCGCCGGTTCGGGACGTGGTGAAGGCTTGAACGTCTATGTCTCGAAGGACGGGCAGGCGCTCCCCGTGGCTTGCCCCGAGCTGTGTGACGCGATGGACGCGCTCCCCGATCCTTCCGTGATAGAGCTGGAGAACAGGACCACGCGAACCGAGCACCGGCTTATGGTCCATCTGCCCGACCAGACGTGGGTCTATCTGGTGGAAGCCAGCAAAGAGGCGCAGCTTCCGATCTGGTACAGGATCGGCACCAACGGACCCTATAGGTGCCGGAACGCGGTCCCGGCTTATGGGATGCTAATCGTCGGCGATACTCAGTCAGGGTCTGTCGGCAATCTCACTCCGCTGGACCGTTTTCACTTCGGCATCGATCCTGGCTGGGGCTTTGATTGCGGCTTCCTCTACAACCAAGGCGTTGGAGCGATCGTTCATTCGGTCGAGCTGATCGGCATGGCGGGACGCGGCGGTGACGGGGCGGTGTTCCTGTCCATGACCCGCGATGGAGAGACGTTCGGGCCGGAGAAGTCGGTACTGGTCAAGGCCAACGACCGCAACAAGCGCGTTGCTTGGCGGCCTCATACGCGGATTGGCAACTATCTCGGGTTGCGGTTTCGCGGCATCGGCTCCGTGCTTCCCGGAGTCGCGGCGTGCGAGGTCAAGGCTGCGGGGCTGTCGTCCTGATGCTGTCGCGCGAACTGATCTACGAGGCGTTCAAGAACCCGCGGCTAAGGGCCCAGTTCCTCGCGCTTGCCGAGCAGCTGGACAATACCACAGCAACCGCGACGGCCGCTAGCGATACCGCGACCTCTGCCCAAGCAACAGCGGATCAGGCGGTGAATGCCGAGGTCCAGCCCCTGTCCGACCTCCTCACGGCGATTGCCAGACTTCCCGCTGACCAGACCGGCGTTGTCGTCAAGTCAGAGACCGCCGAGGCGGCCGTCTATCCGCTCGCCAATTTCATGCGCTTTCTCGGCAAGGGACCGAGTACCGGACGGCCCTCGGGTTCTCCCGGCATCTATTTCGATACCACTCTTGCGACCGGCGGAAAGCCGATTTTCACAACCGGCACCGGCTACGTCGATTCTACCGGAGCGGCCGTCTAGGCAATTGTGCAATCGCGCGCGTGAAGCGGGAACGGCACAAACTCACACATGCCGTTGATCGCCCTCTACGCAACCGGCCCGAGCAAGGGTTCGATTGTCGAAAGCGCGTATGATTTCTGCGGCCTCTCCGGCGACCAGTACGAGCGCACTCCCGAGGAGATGAGCAAGGGGCTCAGGCTCCTCAATTCGCTCATGTCCTCGCTGAAGCTCACCAAGGGCATCGATCTCAGCTACGACTTCCCGACCTACGGCGAGGGGCTACTCGAGGAGCCTAGCGGCATTCCGGACGGTGCGCGTGAGCCGATTGCCGCGCTTCTCGCCCAGAGGCTGGCCCCAACCATCGGGGCATCCCTTTCCGACGACGCCAAGGCGGTCCTGTCGCACGCTTCGCAGGATCTGTACGCCTATTCCACGGTCGCGCCGCCGAACCGCGTCCCGTCGAGCCGGATACGCACGCTCAACCGGCTGCGGCGCATTTGCGGCTGCACCTCGCCAAGCGTTGCTCCGACACCAACGCCGACCGTCACGCCGCCGGGTTCTGGCGGTACGGGAACAACGCCTCCGACCTCGTTTCCGCCGGTCAATACGGTCGCTCCTGCGATCACGGGGACCGCCAGCGTCCCGAACGTCCTCACCTGCTCGCAGGGAACGTGGAACAACGCGCCGACCAGCTTCACATACCAGTGGCTGCGGGGTGGCTCACCAATCACTGGAGCGAACGCCGCAACCTATACCCTTGCGGTTGCGGATGCCGAGCAGAGCATTTCGTGCCTGGTCACCGCGCTCAATACGTCGGGCAGCGATTCAGCGCCGAGCAACACCGTCACCATCGCTCCGATCGTCGCTCCCGCGAACACGGTTGCTCCGGTCATCTCCGGAACGCCGCAGCAGGGGCAGACGCTCACCACGACGAACGGGACGTGGCTGCACGTTCCAGCGTCCTTTGCTTACCAGTGGAACAGGTCCGGGACGCCGATCTCGGGTGCAAACGCATCTACCTACGTTCTCGTTTCAGCCGACGTTGGCGCGACGATCACCTGCACCGTCACCGCTATCAACGTCATCGGCAGCACGCCAGCGACCTCAAACAGCCTTGGTCCGGTTATTGCGCTTCCCCCGGTCAATACGGTGGCTCCCGCCGTTTCCGGGACGACGATTCAAGGTTCTACCCTGTCGGTCACGAACGGCACCTGGCTCAATTCTCCGGTTTCCTATGCGTACCAATGGAAGCGCAACGGAACCGCGATTTCTGGCGCGACCAGCTCGACCTATGTGCTCGTTGGGGCCGATGTAAGCGACAACATCAGCTGCGATGTCACCGCGACGAACACGGGCGGCTCGAACACGGCCCTATCGAACAGCGTTGGCCCGATCTCCGCAACGCCAACGCTTTCCGCTCCGGTCCTCACGAAAACGTCATCGGCAGGAACCAACCCGCCGACCTGGGACGCCACAATGGCCGATCTTCAGGATGGGGATACGATCGAACTCTACTATACCGAGGACGGAACAACCCCAACCGCTACAGGCTCTCCGCAGGGCACGCACATTGCCAATGGCGTTGAGGAGAACGTCAACTGGGGTTCGGCATGGCCTAATCCGTTCCCCGGTGGAATTACGGTTAAGTGGGCGGAACGCTACGGCCGCATCATCGGCGGAACTATGGTGTGGTCACCGCTGTCGAATGTTCTTTCCGACACGATGCCCTCTGCTGGGGGCGTCCTCACGCCGATCTCGGCCACCCCTGCGGCGCAAACGAACAGCGCTACCTCTCATACCTTCCCCAGTGTTGCGCTGGGCGCAGGCAAGCCAGTCATCGCAATTGCGGCGTACTTCGTCAGTTCCGTGGTGCTGCGCCCGACTGGCACGACCGGCGCATCAGATATTACGCTGACGCTGATTGCTGATGTAGACGCGAGCCGCCGCGATGCCACCGTCTGGTGGTCCTCGACCGCTATTTCGGCTGGCAACTACGACATCATCATCAACCATAGCTCCGCCAATAGCGATTGCTCGGTCTTTGGCTGGACAGCCACTGGCGTTACGACTGCGGGCAGTTCGTTCGGACAGGCATTTGGCGTCAGCAGTTCCGACTACGCAGGCACGGTTCCGGCCCTTGCTTCGGGTGCGGTCTATGCGGCGGTCGCGCATGCCTACGCGAACTCGACGATGAACTGGTCCGGGGCCGCAGCGCCGACCAAGGACACTGAGCTTCAGTACGGTTCAACCATGAGCGCGGCCCACGGGAGCACCGCTGGCGCAATTCACTGCGCACCGAGCCCAGGCGGCGGCGGCGCAATGGCCGGAGTGGTCCTCAACCCATGATGAAGAAGCAACTCGCGACATTTATGATTCTGTTGTTCGGGTGGGTTCAAATCGCCCACGCTGGGCCGTGGACCGTGGGCCCGCAGACAATCAGCTTTTCCAGCACAACGACGCACACGCTTGGCGACGGCAGCGACGTTCGCGGCGGCATTCCGCCAGCCTATGCTTACATGGCACCCGACGTTGCTTCGGATTTCACCGAAAGCAACTGGATCCACGTCTCAGACCAGCATGCGGCAGGGAACTTCAGAACTCTTGCTGACGGCGCGGACGAAGCCAAGGCGCGGTTTGATTGCGAGTTTGGCTTTACCGCCAAGGATGACCCGATCGTCGATCCCGGAGTCGTCGGAGGGTCGAGCCACCAGCATCATTTCGTCGGCAAGCGTATTGACCTGCTGAGTGGCCAGCACGCGGCTAACCAGACGTATGCGACGCTTCGCGGATCGGGGTATGCTGGCTGCTACGGTGGCCCGATCAACCGCACGCTTTACTGGGAACCGGCGGTTTACAAAACGCTCTCGAATGGGGTTGTCGTCGAGCAAAAGCTTCAGACCTTCGTAAGCTACTACATCAGCGGATTGCTGGGGCACACGGGCGATATTTACGACCCGAACGAAAACACGGTCTGGCCGCGCGGATGGGATCAGATCAGCGGCTTCAACATGGCCGACCCGACGCAATGGACGATGAGCGGCTATCTCGCATCAAACCCAACTACCAACCGTCTGAACACGATTATCGCCGCCGCGAATGCCGCATCACATGCCGGTAAATATGGGCCGTCAAGCATCCCGACCGGCTTCCTCGGATGGTACTGCGAGACGCCCGCTGCTGGAAACGTAAACCACGGCATCATTTCAACCAGTCCGGTCCAGACCGGCGATGGTCATGAACCGTGGCTGCGCAACAGCGACGGCACCCCGACACTGGACTGTGCGCCGACAGCCTCCGACGGAAGTTCTGGGCATTTGGTTGCCGACCTTATCACGATGCCCTGCTGGGACGGCGTGAACCTCGATAGCCCCGACGGGCGCGGGCATATGATGCCATCGCTTGTTGATACCGACACGGGCAAAGAGGTTTGCCCGGAGCATTGGTACAGGGTGCCGACATTCGAGGCCAAGGTCGAGTTCTATCAGACTGGCCAGAGCGACTATACCCAATGGTGGCTGTCGTCAGACCGAATGCCGGGAATGACGCAGTTCCGAAACGGAGAGTCGATGCACTTCGACCTCATTCCTGGTTGGAGCTACGGCACAACCGCGAGTCCCGGCGTGTTCCTCACATTCATGCAAAAATGTCTCGGGCTGACAATCAAGCTTGCTGCTAGCGATACGGCCCTTGTCGGAAGTGCCAACGAATGCGGTTTCGGAGCGATTGATTCAACTCACCAGCTCTATGTCGATGAAGCGCCCCCGGCAGGCAATCCGGGAAGCCCCAACCCGATCGTCAACATAAACCCGATATTTAGCGACAACCATAATCGCTACATCAGGCCTTCGACTGGAACCGCAATACCAGGAACCGTTCACAATACGCATTGAGCGCTTTCCGGATTCTGTTCGTCTGCCGCTCGAAGCACCACCAAAAGAGCGCTGAAAAGCCAAACGTTCCCACTGCCACGGTCCAGAATATGAGAATGCCGTACCAGTTTCGAGCGATGGGGTTCACCACGCCGAGCGAGATCAGCGCGAACACGATCACCGGAAGGTGTACGGCGTAGAGAGAGAATGACAGGTTAGCTAAGGCGCGGAATGGCTTGGCAGGAAGCTTGAACGGCACGTTGAAGCGATCGAGCGCAAGTAGGAGCGCGAGGAACACCGCTCCCAGTCCAGCTTCCGGCGAGAATGACCACGCCGCGAACGCAATGCCGAGCAAAACAGCGATCGCGATCTTGTGGCGCTCGAATGCAAAGACGAGGGCGCCAGCGGCCCAAATGCCGAAGCAGATCACATAACCGATATTCGCCATTGGCGAGAGGCCATAGAGTAACGCCCATCCAAGCGCGCCGAACCACCATCGGCCGCCCATGACCAAGCAGAGCCAGAAGGCGTAATAAAAGGCTTCATTTGAAAGGCTCCAAAGCGAGCCGTTCACGCCCAGAGGTTGGCAGTAGAGCGTTTGCAGGAACAGAGCATTGCAAGTCGCGGTTTCGGCTCCGTACTGCGTCACATCTGGGAAGAATGATGGGCGCGCCGCAGCGAATTGTTGAATGCCCGGATGTGCAAGTAATAGCGTTAGCGCGAGCGCCGGAATGACGACGGTGTAGAGCCTCGACATGCGGGCGATCGCATAGGAACGCGGATTCGCAAGGCCCTCTGACGCTTTAACTAGGAATGGCCCCCCGACGAGAAAGCCGGACAGAGCGAAGAACACGATCACGGCATAGTGGGAGCGGGACGAAATAACGCCCATCGCCCCAGTGACGAAGCCGGTTAATCCGGGAGGTCGGGGGAGCTGGCCGAACACCATGACGAACAGGTGCCCGAACAGGACT